GAAGTCGGGCTCGGCCATTACGAGGGACGTAGCTGGCCGGGCTTCCACCATCACGGCACGCTGTGCATCGCTGTCTACGGATTTCTGGTCTCCGAAAGTCCGTAGAAACTCTAGCGATTCCAAAGCGCTTTCAGACAAACCACGCGCTTTTCGCTCATTGAAGCGCAAAGGGAATCTTTTTCTGTCTGAAAACTCGCGCGGCTCAACTTCTATTCACGGGTGAATAGAAGTTCACCACCACCAATGAAAATCCCGGCGCGTTTGGAGGGGTGCCAGCGCGCCGGGAAAGGTGACGAATGACAACGATGACGAATCCACCGGAGGGGACCACAGCATGAAAGGCCACCACGATGAACATCCAAACGTCTACGCCTAGCGCCCATGGCGCGCAAGCACCGCTCGATCAATTAATATTGCAAGGCGGAACGCGAGCGCTTGAAGGAATCCTGCCGCAAGGCAGCCCGCCAGAACTGATCCGTTGCATCGAAAAGGCCGTCGGCGATGCCCTCAATCAGCATGGCCCTTCCGCCTTTGCGATGCCGCGGGAAGCTGCGATGGCGCACGAATGCGGACATGCCATTGTCGGCGCGCATGACGGGTGGCTCTTTCTGAAGGGCGTCACATAGCGTCACATGCCGTCACATTCCCAAAATGTGACGCGAGGGTCTCACCGTCACATCCTTTTCCCCCCCTTAGAAGGGGGAAAGGAAGTGACGCCCTGTGACGGTCACCCGCGCGTCTTAAGGAAAGAAAAGAATGAACCGCGCCCACCGCCGCAAGGCCGCCCGCGCCGAGGCCCTCGCGCGAAGGCAGGACGAGGGCGGTTAACAAGATACTCCCCCCGGACGTTGTTAACCGTTATAAGCGAGCAATGGAAAAAGGATTGTCTCGGTTGCAACAGGATATTCTTGCCGTGCTGCCGACGTTGGAAGAGGTTGGCGGGCCGCGAGACCTATCGCTTTGGGCTCGCCCGCGGCAAATTCTTGAGAGGCTAAATCGCCCATCAACGGCAGCGAACCGCGCAGCACTCTCACGAGCGCTCGCGCGCCTTTGCGACCGTGGCATTGTGGCAAGGGCAAGCGGCCAGCTATACGATCAAGGCAAATCATTTCGCTACGTTCGCTGCAAATGAACCGCGCCGCCCGCCGCCGTGCCGCCGCCATTGCCCGGCACCACCCTGGCCAAGGCTACGTCGATCGTATCCTACGCGGCTTTCACCCATCACGCGGCCGGTACGACTGCATGGTTGAGCATCAGCGCGGTTGCGCCATGCGCCATGGCGGCCCGTGCACGTGCGTGCCGAGCATCTCGATCACCGAGCCAGATGGCAGCATCGTCATGGTGGACGAGCACGGCAACCCGCGGAAGGCGACGCGGCAATGATCGCGCTCAGGACGGGGGCAGTTGACGCATGCGTCAACCCTAGCGCATGCGCTAGGATGCGGCTTGATCGCGCTGATCGACCATCCTGTATAGCATGCTATACACCACATGCTGTTGCTGTAGTACTCTCGCATGCGACACTATTGAGCCCTCGCGCGGCTTGATCGCGCTGATCGACCATCCCGGAATGCCTTGTGGGACCTGGGACCAGGACCCTCCAGGGAGGTCCGCAGACGCGCTCGATATTAGGCATTGCAAAAAAATTAGGCAGTGGTTCCGGGGCTTAGAGGATCGTTCTTTGCGCTCAAATTTAATCATGGATCGAGGTCAATCCAGCAGGATAGCTTTCATGCCGGCGGCATCAAAGAGCCCCCGCACACACTGTTCGATTGACCGGGATCGGTTTTCTTCGATCCCGGTAAGCGGGGATCGAATTGGTTCGACCCCCGAGCGGGAAGAGGGATCGAACGCGAACGATCCCTTTTCGGATCGCGCCGATATGACCCCATATCAAGTCGCAGACCGGCGATTTGATTTTGGGATAACCGGTCTGAAACCCCATAATCATCACCATGCCCGCCACCGCCACCGCCGCCGCGCCCGACCGGGAAAAAGAGCTATCACAGGGATATGTCTTTTCCGCCGCCGCCCTCGGCGAGCTTCTCGGCATTTCCGACCGCGCCGTCCGCGACGCAGCCAAGGCCGGGCACGTGGTGCAAGTCGGGTGGCAATAAAGTTCCCAGATTACGGTCAATGACCGCATTTTAGGAACTCGCGTAAACGAATCCTGGGCAATGCCCAGAATTTGTTTATACCGATCGCATGCCCGCCACCGCCACCGCCGCCGCGCCCGAGCAATTGTCTTAGACCGGCAACCTGATTTGCCTGATTTGGAAAGACAGGTCTGTCACCCCATAATCTTCGCCATGCCCGCCACCACCGCCGCCGCCGCGCCCGAAAAACCCCACCCCGACCGGGGTTCGGTTTCCGCCGCCGCGCCCGAGGGGGAAATTGAGTCCCCGGCCGGGGACCCAAAAAAACCGGTCGGCGCCGCCGCCCTTGGCTTGCTTCTCGGCATCAGCGACCGCGCCGTCCGCGACATGGCCAAAGCCGGCCACGTGGTCGCCGTCGGCAAGAACCGTTACGACGTCGCGGCTTCCGTGCCGAAGTACTGCGATCACCTTCGCAAGCTGGCGATGGGGAAGTATGGCGACACGGCCGACGTCGGCGCTGGGACGCGCGCCAGAGCGCGACTCGCCGAAGCGCAGGCTTCGCTGGCTGAGGCGAAAAACGCGCGCCTGCGGGGCAGCCTGCTTGAAGCCGATGCCGTTCAGCGGGAATGGTCGGCCGTCCTGTCCGCCGTGCGCGCGCGCATGTTGAGCGTGCCGTCGCGCGCCGCGCAACGCTTGCCGCACATGACGGCGCACGATGTTGGCGAGATCGATCGGGAGATCAGGAACGCGCTCACCGAATTAGGCGAGGATTGACCGAACCTTTGACCCTGTTATGTGTTTCTCTCAAGGCAAATTTGCCTTAGGGGAAACATATAAAATGAGCAGAGGTCCAGGTCGCGTCCAGCAAAAAATTTCGGAGGCGATCGCCGCCGATCCCGATCTCGCGTACGACATCGAAGAGCTGTGCAGCCTCGTCTATCCCGGAATCAATCGAGCGGAGAAACGGCACCGCGTCGCCGTTGACCGCGCGCTGAAGAGACTAAAGCTCAAGCCAGAGAAAGCACCGACCCTTAAGCAGCAAGCCAAGGCCCGTGGGATCGGAGAGCGGACGCTGCGGATGGGCGAGGAGCTTGCCTGGACCGGTCGCCTCGATCTCCGTGAAGCGATCCTAAGGGGTGAGATGACGCCTCATCGCGCCCTCACCATTGCAAAGCCGGAGAGCTACGGTAGGGCGCGGAGAAGGCCGAATAAGCTAAGTTCAATAGATTACCGGATCGCCGATTTTCACCTGCGTGCGACCGATGAAGAGCGGCGCGCCTTCCAAAAGATGCTCTCCGATGTCTATCAGTCTGAATTCGAACAGCTCGCCGACGAGGCCCAGCAGGAGCGCTACAAAGAGCAGCTGCTCGGGGCGGCTCACGGGATCGATCCCGAAACGGGTGAATTCGCCGAGGGGTGAATCGGGCGCGCACCGTGCTAATCCTCGCCCATGCCCGACCTCGCCACCGTCCGCCGCAACGCGTTGCGCAGCCTGATCCCGCCGCCGCGGATCGCCTTGTCGCAATGGGCCGAGCAGAACATCCATTTGCCGAGCGACATATCCGCGTTGCCCGGCAAGATGCGCATGTGGCCGTACATGCGCGAGATTTGCGACGCGATCGGCAGCCCGGAGGTCGAGCGTGTGACGCTCGTCAAAAGCGCAAGGTGTGGTTTCACCACGCTTTTGGTTGCCGCGATCGGAAGCTTTTGCGCGAATGAGCCTTGCCCAGTCTTGTGTGTGCTGCCGGTCGAGGCGGATTGCAGGGATTTCGTCGTCACCGACATCGAAGGCGTTTTCAAAGCCTCGCCGACGCTGCATGGATTACTAAGTGGCGATTGCGGCGATGAAGGCGAACGAAACACGCTCTGCCACCGCAAATTTCCGGGCGGTAGCTTGCGAGTTGTGGCTGCTCGCGCGCCGCGAAATTTACGGCGGGTTGCTGCGCGAATTTTGCTTTGCGATGAAGTTGACGCGATGGAGGTCACCGCCGAGGGCAACCCGATACGCTTGGCCGAGAGAAGGACGTTGACGTTCAGCAACAGGAAGATCGTGATCGGCTCAACGCCGGTCTTCGAGGAGACCTCCGCCGTTCTCGCGTCCTATGCGGCATCGGATATGCGCGTGTTCGAATGCCCTTGCCCGGCCTGCGGCGCGTTCACTGAAATCCAATGGGGGCACATTGAATGGCCGGCCGGCGAGCCCGAGCGCGCAGCTTTCCGTTGCCCGCATTGCGCTGAGCTGATCGAGGAACGGCACAAGGCGGCAATGGTCGCGGCGGGAAGGTGGAGGGCAACTAACTCACGTGAGTTACTGTCATCCCAGGATAACACAACGTCTTCACGTGAAGAAACAACGTCCTCCCGGGAGGAAGTTTCGCGTCACGCCGGCTTTCGGCTCAACGCCCTTGTGAGCCTACTCGCGAACGCGTCCTGGTCCCGCCTCGCGGCCGAATTCGTAGCCGCGAAGGAGTCGCCCGAAGAGCTGCAGGTCTTCGTCAACACGGTCTTGGCCCAAGGATGGTCCGCGCCGGGTATTGAGATCGACGAGTCCGCGCTCGCCTCACGCGCCGAGCCGTTCGATTTGCAGAACATACCGCCCGAGGTCCTGATCATCACCGCCGGCGCCGACCTCCAAGATGATCGAATAGAATGCAGCATTGTTGGCTGGACGCGCCAGCAGGAGGCGCTCGTGCTCGGGCATGTGGTCATCTGGGGCCCGCCGGCCCCGGACGAGACCTCGTGGATCGAGCTTGATGAATTACTGCGGTCCCGGTTCAAACATCCCTACGGCGGCATGCTCGGCATAGACGCGACGATCGTGGACTCGTCGGCCTACACGGAAGCGGCATACTCGTTCTGCTTCCCTCGGCTTTCGCGCAGAATTTGGGCCGGCAAGGGCATGGCGGGCACGCGCCCGGCGCTCGCGGTGGCCAAGCTCAAGGCGAAGTCGCAGCATGGTGGGCGGTTGTTCCTGGTAGGAGTCGACACCATCAAGAGCACCATCTTCAACCGGCTACAGCACGGTCGTAGCATCCGCTTCTCGCGGTCATTGGAGCCCGTGTACTACGAACAATTGACCAGCGAACGGCGAGTCATCCGCTACGTGCGCGGCCGCCCGGTGCGGCGCTTCGAGCGCAAGACCTCGCACGCGCGCGCCGAGGCGCTTGATGCGCTGGTTTATAATTTCGCCGCCCGATCCGGGCTCACCATCCCGCTTGATGCCCGCGAAGATCAGCTGCGCAACCCCGAGGCGAGCGCACCGCCGCCGGCCGTGTTCCGGTCGCGGTTCATGGAAAAACACCGCGCCGGCCGTTGACTGCGCGCCCTGCCTTGGTTTACGACCGCGTGGTCACCGTGACCCCTGGAGGGCGGCTCATGCACGCGATCTCTTTTGAGGAATTCCTGGCTGGTTCGGCGCTCGGCATGGAGCAGTTGAAGCTGCTGCGGCGGCGCGATCAGACGGCTTGCGCGTTCGGAAGGCGCGAGGTCTACAAATCGATCGGTTTTGTTGAGCTTGATTGCGTCGCCACGCTCTTGGCGAACGCGCTCGCCTCGTCGTTCGATCGGACATTCGCCGCGCAGCTTGTCCGTGTTCACTGTGATCAGTGGCTTCCCTGCGTCGCGCGCGCCGAAGCCGGCAAGCCTGCGTTCTTCACGATCGTCGAGTCGTTCAACAAGACCGGCAAGCGCCAGCACGTGGCGTGCGGAACGGAAACGGACGACCCCTACAAGATTGCGGCCGACGTCGGTCATGCCACGGGTGTGCCGGTGCGGCGCACGGTGGCTGTGAATGTGGCTGGCATCCTGGCGGACGTCCGCGCCAACGCGAAGCGCGCTGGGCTCAACTGGAGCGAGGCCTTCGCGCCGCCTGAGGGCGACCCGCGACTCGATGAGATCATGCGCCCCTACGTGGAGGAGCGCGACAAGGCGATCGACATCGCTGTGAAGGCGAGGCGCGCCGGCATCAAGGCGCGCGCGTTGGTCGAGGCGAGCATCCCGGAGAGGCTCAATTGATCCGCGCCCTCGCCATAGCGGCATCGACGATGCGTCAATGGTGGCCGTGGCCTAGCGCCAGCGAGCCCGCGCCGAGCCGCGTATGGCCGGCCGGCGCCATCGCGCCGTTCCCAAACCGGAGCGCCTTGACCCGCCGCTGGGCCGAAGCCGCGCGCGGCAATTGGCTCGCGTCCCAAAGCCCGACGGCCGTGTCGCTTACCGAAAAATGGGCATCGCATTGCATCGCTAGGGGCCCAAGCCCGCGATCGGCTCATCCCGATGAGGCCACGCGGCGAGCGCTGGAAAACATCTGGGTGACATGGTCGGCGAAGTGCGACGTGGAAGGCGTTGACGACCTCGTTGGGACGCTCAATTGCATCATCCGTACGATTGTTTCTTCCGGCGAAATATTTATTCGCTTGGTTACTACACGTCGCGGTGAATTGCGTTTGCAGATGCTCTCGCCCGAGCAGATCGATCCTACACGAAACGAAGAATTACAAGGTGGCGGCAAGATCGTGGCTGGCATCGAGTATGCCGCGAGCGGCGAGCGCGTCGCCTACCACATTCTGCCCGAGGCACCCGATATGATGTTCGCAATGGTCGGGCCGCCGATCAGAATTCCGAGTAGCGAAGTAATCCACATTTTCGAGCGCAAATTGCCCGGCCAACCGCGCGGAACGTCATGGCTCGGGCCGCTGGCGTCGCGGCTGCTGCAAATAGATCAATTAGAGGACGCGTTGCTCGCACGCGCGGAAACGGCCGCCCTGTTCGGCGCGTTCGTTACCGATCCGGAAGGAAGCTTCACGCGCGACGGCTCGACCGGCGCCGCAGCAACGCGTACGAACCAATTCGGCGATACCGAAATGAGCCTGGAGCCCGGCCTATTGCGCGTCCTGCCGCCGGGCTGTGCTATCACGTTTCCCACGGTGCCCGACACGCTCGGCGTGCCTGAGCTGCTGAAACACATCTTGCGCTCGGTTTCGTCCGGTGGCGGCATGCCGTACGAATTGCTGACCGGCGATCTTTCGGACGCGAATTATTCATCGGCGCGCCTTTCGCTGCAATCGTTCCAGCGTCGCGTCCGCGCCTTGCAGCTTTCCATGCTTGGCAATCGCCTCTTGTTGCCAGTATGGCAAAGGCTCGTCACGCTTGAAGTCCTTAGCGGCCGGATGTACGCCCGGGATTTCGAGCGGCGAGCTAACGATTATTTCGCCGTCTCGTTTCTCTGGCCCGAGTGGCCGTCGATCGATCCACTGAAGGACGCAAAGGCCGACACGCTCGAAGTAAACGCCGGGCTGAAATCGCGGCAAGAGCTGATCGCGGCTCGCGGCCGTGACCCGGCGGAAGTGTTCGAAGAGATCGAGGCCGATCCGGTGCGCCCGGATATTGCCGCGACGGCAACAGGGCTCTTGGCAGAGCCGAACATGGAGTCAAACCAACGATGCATTTCCGCTCGATCCGCGAAGCCGCGGTCACCCTGGAACGCCGCGACGCACTCGCCCGGCCGGCGAGCTTCGACGCGGAATCCCGCACGGTCGAGGCGATCGTGGCCAGCAATCAACCGGTCCGCCGCCGGGATGTGCAGGGCGATTTCCTCGAAATCTTGAGCATCGAGGGTGCCGACGTCGAAGCGCTGCGCGGCGCGAGCGTCTTGAACAGCCACGCTCAACACGATCTTTCCGCAGTACTCGGTTCCGTCGAATCGGCGTGGCGCGAGGGCAACCAGATCATTGCGCGAATTCAATTCAGCTCGCGCGATGAGGTCGCGCCGATTATCGAGGACGTCCGCGCCGGCATCCTCAATTCGCTTTCGGTCGGGTACGAAGTAAGCGAATGGCAGGAGGGCACGAACAACGCCGGCGTGCGCACCATGACCGCCGTCAAATGGTCACCGCGGGAAATTTCCTTCGTGGCCGTTGGCGCCGACAGCCGCGCCAGGACGAGGACAGCACGAGGCACCGGCCGCGCCCGCAGCATTCGCTCATTGGCAACACAGGCCGGCATCGAGTCCGAACAAATCGACTCATGGATTGATAGCGGCGCGCGCCTCGATCATGTCCGGGCCGCCGTGCTCGACGATATCCGCGTCGGACGTCAGCCTCGTCCTCCAGAACGCGGGCTCGCTACAGGGGGACAGCGACGCCATATTCGTCAATACGCAAGGGAAGGTGACGCTCGATCAGGACGCCACGATCAAATCGACCGGCGCCAACGCGATCAATGTCACCAATGCCACCGACATATCCTTCCTGCTCAAGGCTGCTGTCAACGGCGCCGTCAACGGCGTCATTGTGAACGGAAGCGGGAACATCTCGATCAAATCAGACGATCCTGGCCCAATCACTGCCGTCGCTCAGGACGGCATCAACGCCACGTCAAGCGGCGGCACCGTGAGCATCCTGCAAAATGCCACGGTCAACGCCGGCCGCAATGGCGTTGTCGCCACCGGATTGGGGAACGTCTCGATCACGCAGGACAGCCTCGCCCCGATCACCGCTGGACAGGACGGCATCACGGCCGGATCGACCGGTGGTACGGTGACCGTCCTGCAAAACGGCGCGCTTAGCATCGGCCGCGACGGGGTCGTGGTGACCGCGACCGGCGGCACAAACATGTCCACGGTCACCTCGAATGTGGCGATCAACGCGCCGCGCAACGCGATCCTGGCGACGGGTGTCACTGGTCCGCTCACGATCAATGCCAACGCTTCGCTGAGCGGCCAAGCAGGACGCGGCATCGACGTCACCGGCACTGGTGCCGGCGCAGCCACGCTCAACGTGAATGCCGGCCTCACCGGCGGCCTCGCCGGCATCAGGGTCGACACGATCGCAGCCTCAACCATCAATGTCGCGACCGCCGGCAACGTCTCGGCTGCAAACGACCTCGCGATCGAGACCCCGCACGGGCCGATCACGATCAACAACAACGGTATCGTCACCGGCTTTGTTCATCTCGCCTCGGGCAGCGACACGTTCAATAATAACGCCTCGGCAACCTGGTTCACGCACTCGGCGGGAACGGCGGGCTCGACCTCGGTCTTCGGGCCCGGCAACGACGTGCTCTCTAATAGTGGCACCATCGTCGCGGCGCGCCGCGGCAGTATTGC